CGGTTTGCCATGCTCTCGAACCACAGGCGTGCGAACGATTCCACGGCGTCAGTGCCGACATCGCCGTAGAGTTTCTGCAACTCTGGCGAATCGCCCCACATGGCTTCGACGTCTTCTCGCACCTTGGCGATCAAGACCTTGGCGTCACGCACTGCTGCCATCTCGCTTTCTGGCTGCGCCCTAGCGAGCTTCGTCCAGTGCTCGCAGTTCCAGCAGCGACAGACGGCGTCCACGAACTCATCGAACGCACGCCCAGCCTTGACGGCTCGCGGGCCGACCTCTTCTCTGAGCCGGCCACGCAGGTGCGCCAGCATCCCAGCCGGCGCGTCACTCACCGTCACCTCTTGCCCGCAGGCGTAGTAGGTGCAGCAGGCGTGAGCGACGCGCCGGGGGAGGCTTTGCACTTGCACGACGCCGGGCACGGGCACGGCGTCCGGTGCCCGTCTCCATGGGCGATGTAGCCACGCCCGCCGCAGTCCGTGCAGCAGCCCGGTTTAGGCTCTGGCTTCGGTTCTGGAGCCTTGTCCGGTGCCGTGGCGGCATAGGCCACTGAGACCGCCGCCGAGGCTCTAGGAGCCTCTTGGTCGATCTGTGCGGGATCAGCCGACAGAGCGGCGAGAACTGACAGGATGTATTTCCACATGGCTACCATCCTTGCCCGTGATTGAGGACGCGGTGCCCATCGGCATCGACGCGAGCATGCACGACGTACGCCTGCTCTGGCGGCGCTGGCTCGACAAACATCATCGTCCAGAGTCCAAGGCGGGCGAGCCGCTGAATCAGTCGCAACACCGGGCGGCTCGGCTCGGGCTTCACTGGGCTGTAGTCCGATGTCGCTGCCCACCACGTCAGCATCACGGCGACCAGGCCCACGACGACGGCGGATTGAATCTCTCGTTTGGTCATCGGTCCACGCTCCACAACGAGTACAGGAACATCACGACGCAGGCACCGATCACGCTTCCGATAAGCCCGGCAGGAGCGTCGCCAAACGGCAGGCCGCCCGCGAGCGAACCGATGATGCCGAGTCCGATGGTGGGCACCCAGCCCTCGGGACAGCGTCCCGGCATCAGCCACTTGGCGATGCCGCCAGCGACGGCACCGAATGCGAGCCACAAGAGCAACGACATAAGCACTCCTAGAGTCCGAGGTGATATACGTCTGCAATGAGCCGAGCGGGTGACGGCTTGCGGGCTGTCTTCTCAGGCGGCGCAGGTGCGAGCCATCCGCCGTGGTCAAGGTCTCTGTACTTGAAGCCATCGGTATCACCGATAGCCCATGCGTCTTCGAGCATCCGCTCCACGACGCTGCGGCGTGCCCAGAACGAGCCATCAGGCTGATCGGATGGAAACTTGTTCTCTTTTGGACCGACCCAGTTTGGCCCCCAGCTATTCAAAATGAGGCACAGGTCGTCAGGTGCGCCGTTCTTTCGATGGCGAATTCCTACGGCACACATTTGATGTTGCCACACCCCAGACGCTTCGCAGATGCCCTGCTTGTCGCGCGTCGAAGTGAATCCCTGAGATGACGCCAGCGTCACGGGATAGCCCGACTCCAGTGCTGCTGCAAGTTCAGCCCACGAGCGGACGGCGACAACGTGACGCAGCGGATGCTTCTTCGCCTCGGCGTCTAGCCTGCCGTTGTCGTTCTGCCCGCCGCAGCCGTACGCGCCATACTGCTTCGCACGCTCGCCGGAATACTCCGTGAGATCCGCAGACGGATACTTCTGGCGATAGACCACGCCAAACTCACGCAAGAACTTTGCGGCACCGAATCCCGTGGCACCGTCTGAGAATCCACCGTAAGGCTGGGCACCGTCGCCCGGCTTGCCTCTCGCTTCGACACGAGCACCGCCGTACAACGCTTCCGTCGCCGGCATCAGCGGCGGCTCTGGAAGTTTGCCAAGCGAAAATGAGACAGCCTCAGAAATCGCTACCGCATGAGCTGCTCCCCAGCTGACACAATCGCCGATTTGTTGCCTGCCAACTACAAACGGCTTTCCGTAGCGTGCTCGATGTGCCGCATCCAGTTGCCGATACAGAAAGACATCGACGCCTTTGGCTTCCTTCATCGCCTCGGCACCCGCCTGGCTGAAGAATTTCTCGTCACCAAGCGTGGCGAGAAACTGCCGCGTACCCTCTGGGTCTGGCGTATATCCGAACTGCCCGTCAATCCGTGCGACAACGCGGTGCGTGGCACGCTCCACGAGCGCACCCAAAATCGCCATGACGATGACGAATCCGACAGCACCGATAGACCAGCGGTTAGCGCGTGACATCGGCGGCAGCCCTCGACAGGTCACGGAGTGCCGACACCCACGCCGCTCGGCTCTCTGGCGTCACAGGACCGCCAGATGAGCCCACAGCGTCGTCTAAGAACTTATGGATGGCTTCTTTGGCGTGCGGCTGCCGGGCACCAATCGACTCGCCACGGCATCGCATCTCACGGGCTGCGATCCTCAACTCGTCAAACGCCACGCCCGTCTTAAGCCGCTGGTCGTGTTGCCCGTCCCACTCAATGCACGACGCCAACTCATCGCACAGAGCGGAGAGCGTCGCCGCATCAGCTGCGGCAGTCGGGCCGATGAACTTGCCACGCAGCGTGAACGCATCCGGCGGCACCGGGACAGGTGAGGGTGCAGGTGCTTGCCGCTGCGGCGCGAACGCAATCGCCGCAGCCACGAGCAACGCCACCGCTGCGACGTGCTTGCCGTCAAACGTCGGCCACTTCGCCGTGGCAATGCACGCTTTGAACTTCTCTGCGATCTGCTGCCCAGCGAGAGCATAGACCGCGACGGCAACAAGCAGTGCTGTAATCACGGCTTCCTCAGTAGGGGCAGGAGAATCTCGATAGTCCCGGCAGCGATAGCGATGACGAGTGCGCGAGCGGCTGGCCTGACGAAGTACCAAAACGGGTACATGGCGACCGGCACGCACAGCACGGCGACCGAGTCGAAAAGCACGCCGACAGCCTCAAGCACGATGGCTCGCTTCTCCTCGCCCGTCAGCGTTTTCGTTGTGTCGAGCGTCTCGACAGTCAGCCGCACGAGAGCGGCGACGAGACAGCCGAACTCTGTGAGCGTCAGCCCGTCTTTCGCAGCAACCTTGGCGGTGACGAGAAACGCCGACACCTTCTGCGAGATGTCATTGAGCGGCGCAGCGGCAGCAAGTGGAGCGTCGGCAACCATGCCGCCAGAGTAGGCGGGATGGGTGGTGAGTCAGACCGGGTCTGACTGCCCCTCTCGGTACAGCACCAGAGCAATGGCGGAATAACAGGCAATATCCTTCAGCGTGTCTTCGATGCCGTCGAACTCGCATTTCCCACGGCGGAAGAACGCCTTGAGCCGGTGCATCTTGTCGCTGATCCGCAGGATACAGCCAGCCCACGCCGGCATATTCACGACGTCGGCACTCTGCCGGATGTTGCTCAGTGCGTCCTCGTCAACGCCGTAGTCAAGAGTCTTGGCGAGGTGCAGGGTTTTCAGTTCCTCAAGGATGGCGAGGAACTCCCGCGAGCCGGGACGGATGTCGTCCTGCTTGGCAATGATGCTGTCACCTGTCCAGCGGATGTCGTCCGGTGCCGCTTCCATCTCTCGCTGCCCTTGCAGAATCCAATCGACCGGCACAGTTTCCTCGCGCTCGGCGGCGTATTTCTCGGCGCTCGCCTTCGTGATGTCCTTCCAGCGGCTCGCCACTTCGTCAGTCGTCGTTGTGGTCGTGTGGCACCTCACGCCTTCGCAGCATGAGCCAGCTAGCCTTTCCTCCACTGCTGCCCGCAGCATGGCGTTTGATTCCTCAAGCGTTGCGATTGCTTCTTGCATGCGTTTCCTTTCGAGAAGAAGTCTGGCGACGTCTGCCGCCAATGATCCTGCGGTGCCGGTCCACTGCCCTTGATAGCGATACGCTCGCTGGCGTGCGTCGGCTAGATACTCGTCAGATAGGTCGTAGTCCATCAGTCAAGCCTCGGGCCTGCGACGTGCATGGATGCCAGACCGCCGCCGTGGCGATACAGAAACGTCTCCATTGCCTGACGGCTCCCGATCCAACCGTTGATGGCGTGGTAATCGTCTGGCGGATTCAGCGCCGGTGCGGTTCGCACGATGACGCCGTCAAGCGTGTCTATCGGCTTGTTGTTCGCAGCCGCCTGGTGGTGCAGGTGCCCAGTGTGCCACTCGCGGTAGACGCTCTGGCTCCACGCCTTCGGCTGCTCCAGTGCCATGATCTGCGGCAGCTTCGGTTTCGCCTTGTGCCCGTGCGTGAATCCGATGAGGTTGCCGCCGTGCGAAAGATACTGCCGCCCCTTGAACTCGCCGCACACCTTCACAGACCGAGATCCTCGAAAGCGTTCCTGCAAGATTCTCTGGAACGTCCACGTCATGACTTCGTCGTGGTTGCCGTTCACAATCACGACGTCGGTAGGCACCGTCTCAGCGGACTGCTGCACCAGAGACAAGAGCGTGTCGCAGCCGACTTCGATCATTTTCTGAAGCCGCCCGTCACGCTCTAGCGGCGTGCCGCCGGTAGTCGTGCCGGCGGGCGTGTCGTAGTGAAACAGGTCTCCCAAGAAGGCGACCGTGCGTCTGGCTGGCTTGCTGTCGTCGCCAACCGCCAGCAGTTCACTCGCAGCGTCACCAACAAGCCGGGCGGCAATATCCAAGTCGTAATCGCCGCCACCGGCTGTCTTGTCCCAGCAGTATTTTCCGAAGTGCGTGTCTGCCACCACGAGCACCTGCCAGAGTCCTTCCCGCTTTGGTGCCTTGGCAGTCTTGGCCAAAGGCTTGCGGATGTCTTTCCTTGCAGCGCCGATCATCGCCTCGACAACCTCGCGGGTCGTCGGCCCGCCCTTCGGCTTGAGCCTTACGAACACGCGATGCAGTTCAATGCTTCCGCCTTCGCCGTCGCCACATTCCCACTTGGTCGCTTCGCTGGATGCGATTTCAAAACGGCTCATGTCCGCTTCGATGTGCTTCAGCAGATCCTCGACGGTCTTGATGCGTCGGCTTGTGGATCGCGCCTCAAGCGTGTCGCCCGACTGCGACTGCGTCACTTGCTCGGCGTCTGCTGCTGGCTTCGGCGGCGGCAACTTTGCCTTGATCTTGTCCGCTATTTTCGCAGCCATTCGGAAAGCTCCTTCTCGGAGATGATGTGCCACCCAGCCGCAGCCGCCTCTTCCCGCAGTGCCCGTGCCACTGATGCCGCAGATGCGGCACCGTAGCCGCCTGCCTGGAACCGCGTGCGGATCTCCTGCACGCCCGCCTGGTCGTCATCGCTAAGGCGATCAATCCACGTCGCAGGCTTTGCGGGCTTCACCCTCTCAGCCACGGCGTCGGCTAGCGCGACGCTTTTTCGGCTTTTCGTCTTCACGCTGCTCCCCCTTCTGCTCAAGGTGAATCCACCCATCATCGTCAGGGATGCCGCCGCCGACGTGCTCTTCGTCGTCGTCAAGCTCTGGCGGCAGAATCACCGCCTCGGGCTGCGTCTTTGGCTTGGTGCGTCCCATGCCACTAGGGTGGCAGGCGTGTCAAGCGTTACGCCTGGCGTTGCTGATCGCCCGCCGCACGAGCATCCTGCCCGCCACGTCAAAGAATGGCAGGCCGCGAGCCTCGGCCTCCGCTCGCATGACGGCGACCACCTCGTCAATGCGTTCCGGCTTGCTGGCCTCGTCGCAGCCCCACTGATCCATCTGCTGCTGCTTCGCGCGGCACTGGCACGTTGGCGTTGGCTCAATGCCGAATCGCTTCAAGAGCTTGGAAAGCTCGGTGCCGGGGCCGCTCGCCGGAGTCGGTGCTGGCTCGGGTAGCCGTGACACTCGCGGATACGCCGGGTGCTCCACGTCAATCGTCCACTCGTCGCCGTCCTGAGAGACCACGCACGGTAGCACCTCGTCGAGCGTGTAGCCACGCTCGCGGCAACG